CTCTAGACGCAGCGAGTAGTCCAACTATGCGGGATTAGTTTAATGGTAAAACCGGAGTTTTCCAAACTTCTGTCATCAGTTCAATTCTGATATCCCGCTCCACTTTTTAATCGGATAAGTCCGAAGCCTAGGAGGCATTATGATTTATAGTATTGATTTTGAATCTAGGTCTCATATTGACCTAAAAGATCGTGGCCTAGATGTTTATGCCAACGACTCATCAACAGAAGTAATCTGCATCGCCTTTGCATCCTCCATTGATCAAGTAAATGTATCTGAACCTAATAGTCCTGTAGTTGGGCACCTATTAGCACACGTAAAATCCGGCGGAAAAGTTCAAGGGTGGAATGTCCTATTTGAGTATGCTATTTGGAATACTGTCTGTGTTCCTAAATACGGATGGCCTCCATTAAAGTTAGATCAGTGTATTGACACTATGGGAGTTGCCGCCGCAAATAATATTCCACAAGGATTGGAAGATGCCGCTATTTTTATGGATGCAAAACATAAAAAAGATCCCATCGGTAAGAAATTAATTCAAAAATTATGCAAACCACACAATGGCGTCTTTAATAAGGACCCAGAACTGATAAAACAGCTTTTTGACTACTGTAAACAGGATGTTTTAACCGAAATGTCCATAGGAGCTATTTTAAGGCCCCTCTCGCTTCACGAGCAGAAGATCTGGACCCTTACTAACAGGATCAATGTGATCGGCGTTCCTGTGTCGATTACAGAAGTCGAAAATGCGGTGAAAGCTGTAAAAAATGCACAAACTGCCCTCGATGATGAACTTTTGGCTTTTACTGGATGCAAACCATCTGAAAGATTTAAATTATTAAACTGGTTAAATTCTAAGGGTGCAAATTTAGAAAACTTAACAGCCGAGACAGTAACATTAAAATTACTCGATCCATTAATTCCGAAGTCTGTCAGAAAAGCTCTTGAACTTCGTCAAGAAGGTAGTCAAACTTCTGTGGCAAAGTACGCCAAGATTTTAGACATACAGCACAATGGTAGAATTAGAAACACACTAATCTACCATGGAGCCAGTACAGGTCGATGGGCATCTAGGGGTGGATTAAACTTACAGAATATTGCTAGACCTACAATCAGTGATGAAGCAATTAGCGCCGCGATAGAGCCAGTCTTTAATCAAGGTGTTGGTACCATGCAGGAACTGTCTTCATTAGTGCGAAGTGTAATTAAGGCGCCTAATGGAAAAATGTTTATTGATGCAGACTATAGCTCAATTGAGAATAGGGTCGCGGCATACATAGCCAATCAGAATGACAAGGTGGAAATGTTTCGCAAGGGATTAGATGAGTACAAGATGTTTGCGTCAACTTCTATTTACAATGTGCCATACGAAGAAGTTACCAAGGACCAAAGACAGATGGCTAAATCGGCAGTTCTTGGATGTATGTTTGGGCAAGGAGCTAAGGGCTTGGTAGCGTATGCTAAGGGAATGGGTGTGAACATGGACCTAGAGCAGGCTACTCTTTCAGTTGCCAAGTATCGAGGCTCATATGGTAAAGTTAGAAGTTTATGGTACGCATGTGAAGAAGCAGCTATTCAGGCTGTAGAAAATCCAGGGTATCCATTTAAGCCAAATGATAACATTGTGATGAAGGTAGAGAAGGGAGCTTTATGGGTAAAACTATTGAGTGGGAGGACGATATGTTGGCAACGCCCAGCCATAGAGATAGTTAAAACACCTTGGGGTGAAGAGAAGAACGCAGTTACGGTACATAGCCAAAATACATTCACTCGGACTTGGTGCCGTAATGCGCTTATTGGTAGTTCTATTTTTCAGAGTGTAGTGCAGGGCACAGCTAGAGATTTCCTAGCTAATGCTATGCTGAACTTAGATGACGCGGGCTATGATATCTGTATGAGCGTCCACGATGAGGTTTTAGTCATTGCAGATGAAAGCACTGAACTGGATGAAATAATTGATGTTATGATCAATCCCCCAATGTGGGCTCCAACCTTTCCACTAGCCGCAGAGGGCTGGGTAGGAACTCGCTATCGCAAGTAACTACTCTTTGTACGCAGGATTTGCTCCAAAATCGTTTTGGTTAGCATACTTAATACCTTGGTCTACTAACTGTTGTTTTGTTAAAAGAGGGTTACAAGTTCCAAGGGCAAGTCCTGCAGCATCTTGAGTAATATTATCATCTCTATTTTTACCAAGGTGATTTGTATACTGATAAACTTTTGCATTAATTAAGTCTTGATTATAGTTCGGGTTTCTTTGACCATAATCAGCAGCCCCGGTAAACTCAGAGGCCGCGTCCAAAGGAGTACCTGATGCTCTTAGATTACCTAAAATATCCGCGTGTTCCTTCATTAAATAGGGCATATCCCCATTATAAAATTCAGCATGTTCTTTAAATTCTGGACTTCTTAAATCATTTATTCCTTGAGATATTTCATTAAAATAAGGTATCTTAGATAAGCCTTTTTCTAGCAAAGAATGTTCTGGAGCATTAGGAATTTTAGTATAATCTACTATTTCAGGTTTAATAGGGGTAGAATATTTTTTGCCAAATAAATCGTCAACTGAAGCTTTATATTGACGCATCTCTTCTGGAGATGGTTTGGGAGCAGTTACGCTAACTGGAGGTAAAGTAGAATCTACCTCACCGCCCTCAGCAAATCCGGGAGGATTATAAAATGGTGACATACCTTGAGCTTTTCTACTATCGCTCCAAGCTCTTGCCTTTTTGGCTACTTCTGGAGTAATGTTTCCATTTAGGACATTTTTAATATCTTCTGAATTTAACGTTGGTACTAGAGATGGGTAGTCTCCTGTCTCATCTCCAATAGAATATTCTGTCATTGACTTACCGGCGTTAGGACCAGTGCCATGAAGCTCATCCAATAAGCCAGTAGACTTTGGTATCATCTCGCCACCATAAGTGCCGTCTGATTTTAAATAGGCTCTTAATCCACCACCATTGATATTAGGATTTTGATATGGGTTTGGGTAGTCACGATAGTTAATACCACCCTCACTTGGATTGGTCCCTACCTCACCGCCCTCAGCGAACTTTTTTTTTACTGCAGGGTTAAAGTTTGATTGGCCATAAGCCATATTGAGTGCATCTTTCATATATTGCTCAGGATTTACATAAGCTTTATCAATTTGACTATTAAGTATAGGGGCTGCTGTAGCTAATCCCCCACCAATGATTTTGGATGGTAATGATGGAATAGCAGAAGCACCAGCACCAAGAGCACCAACTCCACTAATAAAAGCTTGTAAAGGCCTATTTTGATCATAATAGTTTTTTGCCTGTGCTCCTTGGTATACCATATCCCCTATTGATGCAGCAGGTAATATTTTATTAGCAAAGGGTATTTTATTAACTACTGAAAGTGTCTTACCCACTGCTGAACCCACAGGACTTTCACCGATAGCTTGATACATAGCTTTTGCTTTATCTAAATTTGACATACCAGCTCTAGCCACCTGAGCTTCTCTTTCAGAAGATAAGGCATTTGCAGCACCTTGATTTATTCTATAAGTTCTAGCAGCCTCATTACGAGCTGCGGCTGCATCTGCTATTTGCTGTTGTGTAGCTGCAGCCTTCCGTTGAGCTTCTGCAATAGCCGCTTCTCTTGCAGATTGTTCTGCTTTAGCTGTTTCTTCTGCTGCTTGGGCTGCTTTAGATTGAGCAAGTATTCTAGCTTGGGCTAACTCCTCTGGAGTTGCATTCGGAGTAAGAATTCGGCTGTTACCTTGAATACTATGGCTTGTTATAGGTAACTCTTCAACTCCCATAGTACCAGCTTTTCTTGCTGCAGCATTTCCCGCAGAAATATCTTCATTTACGATAACATTTTTAACAGCGGGCTCTGATAACCCATGTTCAGAATAATAAGTATCCCTCGGTACTACGGGCTCGGGAGTGGCGATAGGTTTTGCAACACTATCTAATGGGGAAGGGAACCCTCTTTTATATGCAGGATCTGTTTGAAAATTCTTTGGCACATTAAATAATTCAGAAGCTTGAACGGTATTAGGAGTTTCAGCAATTGTAGGTTTTAATTTAGATGCTAATGAATCTGAAAAAGATTCAATAGGGTTTAATTTTTTTGGTAAAAATTGAGCTGCTAAAGCTGCACCACCTGCTTCTTCACCTAATTTTTTTGCATTAAGTTGTTGTTCCGGAGAAGTAAGATGTTCTAAAGAACCTCCAGCGTAATCTTCAATATCTCCGGGAGCCCTTTGAGTTTTGTATTCATTTACAAAATCACCATAAGATCCGGCGCCCTCAGTAACTGCTTTATCTACATCAATACCGTGTGCTGAGCCTAATTGACGAGCTTGAGCTATTATAGAGGGATCTTCAGCCGTTATAGAAGGGTTTTCAGTAGTTCCATCAGCCATTAAATTTGCCCCTTTTTATATGCGTCGAATGATGAAATTGGTTTAAAATGTGAAGGAAATTGTTTTGCTAAATTGTTATTAGTTTTAATTTCTAGTTGCTTATAAGCTGGGGATGATTCTAAGACTTCAAAAGGAGCATCAAGACCGTATTTGGTATGATATTGATCCAGCATTTCATTTTTTGCTTGCACTAATTGAGCTGCAGCTTTCATTAAAGTCGCGGCTAATACGTTTGATGAAGCCGAAGAATTTGTCCCTACACCCTTAGCTTGTTGAGCTAATCGCAAGAATGATTGTTCCATACGAGTTCCTGCAAAAGCTTGTTTAGCAAAATCAATCTGTAATCGTGCAGACGCATCATCCGCCATTTTACGATTAGCAATTTCTTCAGGTGCGTATTTAACTTGCTGAACAATATTTTCTGGATTGCCCCCAACGATTGGCAACTTATCACCAAATATGGAACGTGTTATTGATGTGATATCACCTTGCTGCGTTGGAGCAAATAAATGGGGTGAATTTATAGCAAGGTTACTAACTAGATCAGCATCACGCATTGTGGCTAATGTTGAGTCTTTTTGTGCTCTTAATGTAGACTCTCGTTTAGCTGAATCAGTTCCTAAAGCTGTAGCTGTAGAAGTAGCTTTTGCTTGACCAACTTTTTGTGTGGCACCTAAAGCAGCGGCATCTAAATCAGCATTCTTTTGATCAATGGTTTTAGAAGCTTCAGTTGATTCACCCCAAGCGTGTGGAATATGTTGAACGGCTACGGGAGCTTGTCCAGTGGGTTGTACAATAGCTTGTACAGGAGTAATAGGGGCTTGAGTTTTGCTCATTGTAGCAGCAGTAGGAGCAGCAGCAGTCGGAGCAGCAGTAGGAGCAACAGCAGTCGGAGCAGCAGTAGGAGCATTACCTAAGTCAACACCATTCATTACTTGTGATAAATATTTAGTAGGATCAGCTTTTTTGAAACCACCATATTGCATCATAGCTTTTGTATAGTCGCCGCCATTTTGTTTAACTAATTGTTGAATATAGTAATCAGCGGCAGCACGAGATTCATCTGCATCAAATGGATTAAACTTAACACCCTGTTTATGAAGCATGGCAGCAGTTTCTGGTGTAAATTGATACCGTCCTAATGCTTTAGAGACTGGATTAATAGCATATGGATCCTGTGAACTCTCAGCACCAGATAAGTTATCTAATAATTTAGCAGGGGTTCCATAAGATTTGTGTACGTCAAAACTCGGGGGAGTTTCAGCACCAGCGGTAGGAGCACCAGCGGTAGGAGTACCAGCGGTAGGAGCACCAGCGGTAGGAGTACCAGCGGTAGGAGCACCAGCGGTAGGAGCACCAGCGGTAGGAGCAGGCTGGTTGTTTGGATATGCTTTTTGAAAATCCACAATACTACCAAAGAAGTATTTGCCCGGTTGACCTGGAATAGCCCACTGTCTTTGTTCCATCATAGCCGGGTTATGCTCATAATTGTATTGAGCTAGTGTTAAGTCACCCTTTGTTTTTCCAGCTTGTAATGAACGAGCTGCTAATGCTTTAGTATATTCTGCTTGAGCGGCTTCCGGATTTGTTTGAGCCAAACTCATAATGTTAGCCATTACTGCCGGGTCTATTGGAAGTTGTGTACCTTGTGTACCTTGTGTACCTTGTGTACCTTGTGTACCTTGTACACCTTGTGTACCTTGATCACTTTGAGGAGTTTGAGCTCCTTGAACACCTTGATTATATTTAGCAAGCACATCACCAAAGTTTTGACGACTAGCTGCTTGTTGTGCTTGCTGTGCTCTAAAGTTTGCAATTTGCATTTGCATATCTTGCACATCTTTAGCCTCTGCCCGTTTGTCTGTAGTGCGTTGACTCATTGCAGCATTGGCCTGAGTATACGGAGCCCAAGCAGCCATAGCGTCCTGTAGACTGCTTTGAAACTTAGCTACGGGACTATTCCGTTCATCTAAGTAATCTTGCATCTTTTTAAGTACTGCTTCTGAATTCGTTGGGTCTAATACTGTCTTAGCTCCTTTAGGTCCAGCAATAGTTGTGTATCCACCCAACCCAGAAGCTGGGGTAGGTGTTTCGTCTGGAGTTTCGTCTGGTAGTATTGAATCTAGTCCGGCCATTTAATAATTTCCTATAATTATGGGATTTAAGAAAGCCAATTAGGACTTCCTGTCGTATCTATCATTGACCCATTATAGTTCGGAAGGGTGCTAGAAGTACTTCCCGTGTCTATAGGAGAAGACCCTCCGGTAAATGCGTCCACAGTATTAGGATTAATACCGGTACCGTTTATAGCGCCTGAAATATTAGGGCCCACTGGAAGCCCTCCAATTAGCCCTGTATCCGCTGGAGTAGTAGTTCCAGCGGCGGTGTTTATTGGATTTTGATTATTAATCATCCCTGTGGTGTCCACACCGGTAGTTCCAGAAGTTCCATTAATCCAATTACTAATTGTGTTTCCTAAACTTGATCCTGTATTAACTCCCAAAGAGCTTAATAAGCTATTAGCTCCAGTCCCCAAAGCAGTGAGACCAGCCACGTTTTGTAACATAGATGGGGTTTGAGTATTTGTAACAGTTGTCGGAGCCTTGATAGTACCAAGGATGTTGGCTAAGTCGGCCGTTGCCGTTAGCGGGGCTGCTTGTTGTGCCTGACCTAGGGTAGTCATTGCTGATGTTCCTTGAGTACCCACGTTACCAAGACCTGTTGCGGCATTAACACCGGTTTGTTGGTTAGTTAAAGCGGCTTGCATTTGTTGTGACGTTAGTGCATTTTGAGCATTTGTAACGGCAGTATCAGCAGCAGAAACGTCTCTTAAACTACCAAACTGTCCATTTGCAATTGCGCCAGCATCTGCAGGGGCAACATAGCTAGGTAGAAGACCTTTTAATTGTTGGTCTTGTGCCGCAAATAGTCCGCCCATTGCTGTATCAGTATTTGGTGAGACTACCCCTGTAGTTGCGTCAGTAGTCCAAGGGTTAGTAGCCCCGGCACCAATAGTACCCAGAGTCCCTTGAGCTTGAGTAAATGGATTAGTTGCAGGATTACTTAAATTGTTTATTGCGGTTCCAGCGACTGTATTTTGTAAACTGGGCATTGATGCTGCACCCGTGGTGGCTTGGTTTACAACATTCTGTTGAGCTTGGTCATACCACGATGGCATCGTGGTTGACTGAGACGCAGTTCCTTGGGTTAATGAGTCTAGGGCTGAAGCCATTATTTTCCTACCTTTTTAACTGCAATTGATAAATATCCTAATGGGCCTTTACTGTCCGGAGGCAAATCTTTTGGATCGTGATCCTGTTTATGCTCTCTGATAACTTTTAAAAAGCTATCAAGCACTTTAGATCCGCTGTCGTTATTTCCATTACCTAATGAAGAAACGATATCCGCAGGCAAAACAAATTCACCTGTGGCCAACATGGCCGGAACACTGTCGCTTGTTCCATCACCTTCACCAGTAACATATGTGTTACTATGCTTGGCACCCCCCTCAGAATAAAACTCTGGTATGTGACCCCCTTCTGCAAAATGCGGGGCTATATCGGCCATAGAATGGAAGTCTGGGGATACTCCATGTAGTGAGGCTGAAGATGATCCCTTATTAATTTTTGGGGAAAATCCAGAAAATTCAAACGGGGATACTTCACCCCCAGTAGCATAATGTTGAGCGGCTACATCGGCATTATATAGTTGTGGAGCACTAAAAGTTCCACCTAAATTAACTTGACCTGTAGACCCTTGAGTTAGTCCCGGAGTGAAATTAGTAAAGCCAGAGTTATTGGATGTCCCTGCAGGACCATTTAGATTGGTCGCTCCGGTGCCTGTAGTTCCTGTAGTTCCTGTAGTACCTGTAGTTCCTGTAGTACCTGTAGTTCCTGTAGTTCCTGTAGTACCTGTAGTACTTCCAATACCCAATGCCCCTAAGCCAGCCCCAATGGCGGCTTTTGTACCTGTACCAATAACCGTATTGGCAATGGTATTTCCAAGGGTTCCTAGTCCAGTTCCTGTAGAATTAGGCATTCCACCTGTCTCTCCGGGTAGGATGTTAGATATACCCGGAATATTAGGAATTCCAGAAGAACCCGGAATACTAGGAAGGGTTCCAGTAGAAGATGTTAAGTCAACTGGAGAAGGTAAATTTGGATCTGGAGTTACTCCAGTAGGTGTTTGGGCGTTGCCCCAAGGACTTCCTGTTGTATCAATAGGAGCATTTGGGGATGATGGTATCGATGGGGTTGATGGTGTTCCAGGATCACTGTCACCAAGATAATGACTGGCAGTTAAATAATCACCGCCGGGGATATAATGGGTAACATTTAGATAGTCACCGCCGGGAACGAAGCTGGTTACGTAATCAGACATTTTTATTCCAGTTTAAATGAGTACACAGTTTCAAAATGTCCAGCTCCTAATCTCTCTAATATTTTACCAAAGTCATTATTAGGTTTTACACCAACTAATATTCTTTGGGGGTTATGTTTTTTAATTTCATTAAGGGAATGCTTTAGGAATTTATATCCAAATAGCCCTTTTCTATATTCTTGTAATACAAAAATCAAATCAGATGTTGCGGTAAGACTTGTTTTAAAATGAGGATGGTAAAACAATATCCAAAAACTAAATCCTATTAATTTACCATCATCTCGAATAGTATATATTTTAAATCTATTTCGACTTTCTAAATGCTTATAAAATTCTGTATTAAATCCCGCTGGAATATCATCTTTATTTTGAGCTATTTCATCATAAAATATATCAAATAACGGTTTTGAATCAGGTAAAAATGTGTCTAATGTTTCTTGCTGATAGGTTATCATCTAAGTATACTAATACATAAATCGTATATTATACGCCCTTTTACCGCACAACACCATTGACTATTAAACTAAATTCATTAGCCCATTCTTGCCAATTTGGAAACAAACTAGGGTCCGGAACTGGATATCCAGAAAAAGCAGGAGTTTGAGTTAAGCTATTAGCTGTCTCTTTCCAATTCTCTGCTGTAGTGTATGCGATTGGTTCAGCCCCATAAGACATTATCAAATTACCATTAAAGTCTTCCCAACTAGAATAGTGAGGCACATAAGGAAAGAATTTTGGTATACTAGCCATGTATGTATACATAAAAAATATCGTTTAAAATCATATACTTAGCTAAGGTCTTTCATCCCCATATTCAGCAGTAACTAGGACACGACCCATCTCATAATTTCCATTGATATCATTAGATACGAACTGTAAGCTTAATTGGCGGTATTCAAGACGCAAGTCGATCTTTTCTGTGTTAGCATCAAAGTAATATGGTCCTGATACTTCGGTTGGGCTTTGTGCAAATTTACGGCCTAGAATACTCATAGACATAGTGCCACCCAGTACAAAGTCTGGCTCTACACGGCGTAAATGTAATCGCCTATTAACCGCTGGAGTAGCATCCCCCGATGGAGTACCACCAACCCAACTAATATCACAAGTAGTGAAACTAGAATCGATTGCTGTTTCAGCATTTAATGTAACTTTGTTTAACCCAACCTCATGTTGCCAAATACCATACCCTCCACTAATAGAGTAGAACGCAGTATCTGGTGGTGGGGTAGCAGGGAATGTTGTTAGGACAGTGATTAACGTTACGTTATGAACCACGTTATAGATACTTGTAGCTATCTGATACATTGGATCAAAAGGAACTTGAGTAAATGTTAAGAATGTCCCCGGAGAAAATGTTGGTGTTAAGTTACCCGGCGCATATATTTGGAATATGGTTGGGGCTGTCATTCCAGATGGTGTTGCAACTACATCATATTCAATACTGTAGGTTGTATTATAATCCCAACCGGCCCATATAGGTGTAGGGAATATTTCAGTAGTGAACCCGCTTGATCTACGAGCTCCTTCAGCTTGGCCTGCATCATACCAAATTTTATCCTTAACATTATAAATAATAGCATCGGTACATTCTGTTTCAGTTCCTCTAGGGTAGAAGAACCAAATTTCATTGTACCTAGGTACCTTAGTAGCCCAAACGTATTGTCTTTGTTGGTAGTTCAAATTATTAAATAGCCAGTTTACATTCTTATCATTTGGAAGAACTTGAACCATACCATTGTAAACATAGAACCTATCTACTCCCATCCAATAGTATAGTCCGTCCATTTCAACAACAGACCTAGATGACATAATAGATGTTTGGCTAGATACAATATCATACTGCCAGTAAGTAGATCCGGTATTAACGAATGATACTCGGATTAAGCTATCTGTAGCCCAGAATAATCCCGAGGGAGAGCTTGTACCCCCACGAACTGGCACTCCAAATACAACTTTACCAGAGGCTACATTGACCTGATTGGCAAGCGGTCCATTCCAATCGTTTAATGTTTGACTGCCGTATACAGAGCTTACATTGTTATTGGCAATATAGCCATTTGATCCATATACAAATAGGAACGGGTGAATAGTGCAAACCCCTCCATCAACTGAGATAGGTTGATGTGTTGGACTGGTACCTGCAGTATCAGCTAACCCAGTGAAAACCCACTGGTTACTAGAGTTAGGTACTGTGGAGCCTAAGTATACCTGTGTATTAACGCCGTTATCAATATTAGATAGGTTTAATCCCGGATGCATGACTAAATTAAGTGCACCCCCTAATGGAGAATATTGAAAGTCAAACTGCCATAATAAATCTGGGTTTGGGGCAAAGTAGTCATTAGCCAGCCAAACATTAGTAATAGTTCCTGTATAGCTAGGGCCAAAATTAACCACTGTAGCCGTTCCAGAGAACGTAGATGTAGTAACAGTATAGAACGTAGGTGTCGCAGATTGGGCAAATACTACTTTAGTTCCAGTGCTATATAGTCCGGTATAGTTAGTTGTACTTGTAATGGTGAATGATGTTGTTGTGTTTGCCGATACAGCAAACTGAGAGTACCCAACAAGAAATTGAGCAGAGTATGGACCTGCACCTAGGGCTAGAGTTTGTCCTGTTAAGAACACATCTAAGCCTAATTGGTTTCCTGCAAATATATAGTTTACTCCGTTATACCCATTTAAAACCATGCCTCTAGCAGGTCCCCGGAATGATGAAAATAGCTGAGTATACCCTCCTATTTTCTTTGGAACACCACGTTGAAACCTACACCAAACACCGTCAGTAAAATCTGAAGACTCAAATTGTGTACCATCTCGTTTTATACCCGCAGTAACTCCTAGGGTATATATTTGAGAATATTGTGCAGGAAGTTGATTAGCTGGCTGGGCCTGTACTGGAGGCTGTTGAGCCATTTAAAATACACCGCCCGGAATTAGTCCCGCGTTGAATGTTGCTACAGTGGATATTTGGGGGTTAAGAACATTGGTGTTATCCAGATTTAGCATTTCTACACTATTGACTGTCAATCCTAAAACATGGGAACTGGCTAAATACATTCCTGTAGTTGTGTCACTAGAAAAGGTAAATGATGGGGCACTAGCTGATCCATCTCCCGCAACAAAGTTAGAAACTGATGCTTGTGAGATTGGGAATATTGTACCCCCGTCTGTACCTGCAACTACCACATCTCCTGCATGTAATACCAATGGAGCTGTTAAACTTCCAGATACATTAATAACAATGTTATATAGCCCTGATGTAGTATTATTTACTAATACATAGAGCTGTGTAATTGCTGGGAGAGTAACAATTAGGTTAGTTGTTCTGGTGCCTGATAGCGCTACGTAGGTTTCAATGATTGGCGCATTAGCCACTAAGTTAAGTGCTGATCCAGAAATGCTGTCTACATCATATGTAGCTGCTGAAAAAGTAATACTATTGGGAACAGCCCAGCCAACTGTGAAAAAGTTGCCAGATGAAATGTCATAAATAATAATCCCAGAATCCCCAGGATTAGTAATAATAGATGGAGAACCATTGATTGTAGATGGGCTTTGGGGAGATATCGTGAGTGAACCTGTACCATTATTTCTAAAACCAATATACCAGCCAGATAAAATTGATGAATAGCTAGGTAGGGTAAAACTTCCTGCACCAGAATTCCATACATAGGTAGACGCTCGACTTGATTCTGCAATTGTAGGAGAGGCTGATACTTGAATAATATTACTTGATGTTGCAAGCTTACCAGAAAGAGTAGTTGATAACCCGTACCCAGCTAAACTTGCTGCATCTGCAGAAGAAGTGCCAGTACCAAAGGTTACATTATTCCAAACACCATCTGGGGTAGAATTATCAGCCAAATAAAAGTATTTAGAAGTCCCCGCTGGAATTGAAACTGCATTGTCTTGTAAATAGGAATTAACTGTAAATGGTACTGAACCCAAATTACGAATTAAAATATCTGACCCTACGGTTCCTTGTGTAGCGTCAGGTAAGAATATTGATAATAAGGTTGTGTTTGGGGTACAATCAATAATTCGAGCTACAGCTACTTGTGTTTCATTAACAACTGCAGGCCAGTATAAAGGGGTATTATTGGTAAGTGCAAGCGCAAGATATGATACATCTGTAGGCTGAACCACTGTTCCAGTGAAAGGGGAAACGTATGTAGGTGTTGTCATATTTATGGCTCTTGAATGGATGTGTTTCTATCGATCTTACGAGAATTATCTTCGTTCTTCACAGCGGCCATAGCGTCATCAAAATAGCCTTTCCATACACCAATCTTATCTAATGCTTTAAGGTATACCATAGCATGATATAAAGCCCCGTATAGCATTAATTGTGGGGTAGTGGCAGTGAATAAGTTAGTTTGATTGCTTGCATCTAAAGGTTGAATTAAACTATAGTAGATTATTTCAACAGGATATACTGCATCTGGAGCTGGGGCAAAATTCCAGTGACTGTAGTCATAATCAGCATAATAGATAGGTTCTCCAGAAGTAGATTCAGATTGAAGCTGTGCCACATAGTCTTGACCCCTTAACAGTATTGGAGCTCCATTGATTTTCATAGAGATGGTTTTACGCCAGCGAACTGGTTTATCTAGTACTGTTTGGTTCACTGCTAGGGTAGTCTCTACCACATTTAATTGAAGCAGTGTCTTTAACTCAGCAGCAATACTTGCCTCTGTTAAAGCAATTATTGTAGGAATTGTAGCTACAAACTGATCATCGTTTCTTTCAGTATAGTTAATGATATCTGCTACAAGGCTATCGTAATTCATTATGGAGCTCATTTAACTATCTCGTGTAGTAACTGAAATTCGGAGACAGAAATATTCCAGACTTGTCTCTATCTTCTTCTTCAAATTGTGTTCTTAAATCTAATGCAAGTTTTTCTAAGTACATGATTCTTTGTATATCAACACCGGGGAGTTGCATAGATAATTTATGTGATAATGCTGCTTGTATGTAAGGCACCACACGATCAGGTAAATATAACTGATTAGACAGATCACCAACATCTTGTGGCTGCATTTCAAGTATCATTTGGAATACTTGATAGTTGTTATTAGGTACAGGCCATAAGTACATCTGTGGGTCAATTTGGCGGTTAAACCAATACTGCAAAGTACGTTGACTTGGGAATTGCTTATTAGGCAAACTAAAGTAATCAGTACGGTTCAATCTAGCCATTGGAATTGATTGTTGGCTTTGTGCAAATTGAATTGCGCGTAATGAGAATACCGTTCCAGAAACTCTATTAACCAGTCTATAGTAGTAAAACTGTTGTGTATTATTGACTGATATATAAGACCACTCTTGGTCATTCAATGTCACTGTAGGACATGATTGCCAAGTATCCCATGTAACTCCGTCATTACTTACTTGTAGATCTAAAGAATAAGTAGCAGTAGTATCAGGGCAATAAGCATTAAATCCCACATAAAAAATTCGGGTTTGATTTGCATATGACACGCCAAAGTAGTTCTCTGTAAGCGTAGAGGTTGCGTATTCATTCAGATTAGCATTACCACTTTGGTCAAACAGTGCAGGGGCTCCAGGATTATCAATTGGGTATGATTCTGCAATTGCGGGATTAACAATGTAAATCCAGTTAGCCTCAAGTACATCTATAGTACTAACTGGCATTGATAGAATTTGTTGGTTGGTTTGAGCACCTAAAACAACAAACTGTTGTAACCAAATATTAATACCACGATTGACAGAGTTCTGGAGCACATAGAATAAGGCCTGCTTACCGGCATTAACATACTCCGGAGTCATCTCTTCTGTCTGTTTGCCTGCGTCGCGGTAAGCGTAAGATATCAATTGGTCTACCGATATCTTTGTCTTATCATATGTTCCAGAATATGCCAAAATTATTTACCTTTTACCTTTTTAGGAAGGTTCTTTGGAGCAGGAGCTTTGATAAACTCTTTGCCTACCTTCTTAGGGATACCGAGGGTACTCTCACCCTCTGCAGCCGCGTACATTGCTTTTTGCTGTTGTTTACTTACATACGGCATGATATTAGTCCGGATTGTTCGCGTTAGCCATTGGAGCACCCATACCACCAGCTTGACCTTGACGAGCAGCCATCAATGCTTGGATCATTTGTGGAGTGATTTGTTGGCCACCTTGAGGCATTCCTTGAGGAGGCATACCACCACCACCTTGAGGCATTCCTTGAGGAGGCATACCACCACCTTGAGGCATTCCTTTAAGTGACGCCGCCATTCTAGCTGAATCTTGAGCCATTTTAGCACGTTGGATTTGAGCCGCAATTTCTGGTGGAATTGATGGAGCTCCTGTTGGGCCTCCATCAGCAAACTTTTTTACTTTGCTGCCCTTAGCTACTTGAATATCATCAACAGCGTTTTTACCAGTGCGGTTAGGCTTAACTGCTGCTTTGTTTGGAGTATCAGCTTTCTTGTCACCTGTAGGTTTTACTTTTTTAATAGCGTCTTTATCACCGGCGGGTTTTGTATCTTTAGCTGGAGTTTCTTTACCCTTAACAGCCGCTTTTGATGGTACGTCTAACATACCACCGGCTTTGAATTTTTTAACAGTGCCTTCAGCCTTAGCTGTACGACCACCTTTTTTGAGTTTTAACTCTGGCTTTTCACCTTTTTCTTCTTTGTCAATCATTTTCTTGATTAACACTTTATCTTGAGCTTCATCATCATGAACCTTACCACCTTCTTTTTTCTTCATGATTTTACCACCACATGCTTTTTTAGAAGCTTCGGCTACAGATCCACCGCACTTCATTTTTACCATTTTTTTAAACTCTTCCATTGTAGTACTCCTCGAGGTTTTTAAATTGGAGCTGATCGATCTCCTAGTAATACTAATACATAATTACTATGAAATACGCCCACCAGCAGCAATATAGGCAGCTTTTAGATCCGCCATTTTATTTGTATGCTGCCCATATTGAGCACCCGGTAATGATGCCCATATGTTAGAAATACGAGCTATAGCAGTCTCAAAGTTACCCTTATTAATATCATCTAGGGCGCCTCTCTCATGGCACTGCATCAAGGCTATTCTGTCTTGGCAATCAGGTGAGAAGTCAGGAAGGTTTAATGACATCTTATAGGAGTCAAAGTATCTAGCTAGGAGTTGGTATCTGCCTGCGGCAGTAGATGACAGCTTGTCATTCAGGCGTATAAGCTGTCTTGGGTGATCAGCATAACTATAAAAAAGATGAGGGTTATTTGGCGTCGATCCAACGATTACATTGTACCCGTTGTCTGACTTGGCAAGAAGCGCAGGTCCTATCTCAGAGTGCGCTATGGTGTCTAGCAGTGCCTTTTCATTTTTGGTCATATATCGAGGCTTGTTCTAAAGCCCAGTCCTGTGCGTTGAGTAATTGTTTAGTTGTCTCAGTACAATCACTTTCTAATTTGTTGAACGAGGCACGAGATACTGTGTCGGGGGTTTGACTGTCAGACTGTTTGGTAGGGGCGGGAATGTCGGACACTGAACTGCTATTGCTTTGGTTGCTTGGAATGAGGCGCAGCCAGTCAATTCCAGGAGTAGGGCTAGTCCCATTAAATATTTGACTGAATTTAGTATTGGCATTTTGAGTTTCCTGATTTGCATTAGAGGTTACTTTTGCGGTGATTAATGCTGCTTTTTCTACGGCGATGGCGTCTACTACTTTTTGTTTATCCCAATTACTCTGAATAGCTTCTTTCCCTGATACATACCCTGTGTGGTGTGCATATAAAATAGATAGAGCCAGAGTGGCTAAGATAGCGGCTTGTTTCCAATACAGTGCTAAGAATGGCATTATGTCATTACCTTTAAGTCATTAATACAATTGTTATTAGGCACTGGATATCTTTTATACCCACCTGTTTTTAAATCAAATATTAAAACATAACTAGACTGTTTGGCTTTGACATTTTTAAAGTTAATAGATGCTCCAATTACTAACTTATTATCATGTATATCTAAACCACGTAAAAACGTTGTATTGGCGTCAACTATTTTGTATCGGGTAATACCTAGGGTACCTAGGTCTATTTTTAAGAGCTCTCCGGTCGCTGTAGAGAGTGTATATAGTTGATTATGTAAAATTATAATGCCGTGACAGCAAGTTCCACCACTAGCAATGATTTTTACTTCTAGTGTGTCCTTATCAATATACCCAAAGTCTGATGTAATTATCGTCTTATTATGTCGACAAAAATAGATCTTATCTGGCGTATTGAACAATGAATTTACATGTCTAGAATCCATTGTGTCTGCATGAACAGGTTCAGGGGGTGCTTCAACCCTATTTAAAAAGTTGATATTAACTTGTTGATGCTTTCCAGCTAAATATACCCCAATACAATCTACTGCTGTGTTACAGGTATACCAAGTGTCTAAATCTTTAATAATCTGGTGGGTGTTTATATAGAGCGGGATATCTATCATATGGCTGAAATAGCATGTAGACCGGCTAAATGCCGCTAGTTTATCATTTGATACCACGTAGATATACTTATCATCAAACTCAATACCAAAGGGGCGGTATGGACTTCGCCCCTTCCCGTCCAAACTCTTTGCTAATAATTGTGGTGCTCGTGCTTGTTTGTGAATAACCGCTCCCGTGATAATGTTAAGCACAACGAAATCATTATCATCTGTTGTTATTAATATCATTCAACCTCCAAGATAAAGTTAATAACTACTCTTCTTTTATGGTTAATTGGTACTGTAGATCTATGGTACGTCTTTGAATCAAACCAGTAGCAATTTCCTCTGACTGGTGGTGAACGATCAACAATTGTTGTCTTATCATCTGCTAAGATAATCGTGTCCCCATCGGAATCCATTACGTAGTACACAAAAGTAATATAGTTACCGGGGTCATTAGGGCTAATATCTGGGTGTATTAAGTTTTCTAATGCATTTGGATCGTGGGATATGTTAGGGATTAGATTACCCTTAATGCGCACGATGCGTTTTATCTTAATTCCTGTCTTTTCAGCAAATACCCCTATCATAGCATTTACTAGATAGAAGTGTTTGGAAAACACTTTTTTAAATATATAGAAGACATGCGTCATCTGAAAAATATCTTCGTCCGGAGTATCAGGAACTATTTGTTCTGCATTCCAGTACCAAGGAAATCCAGTGCTTGTCATTACTTTGTGAACTTCTTCTTCAAGTTCTTTAGGGAGTACATTTTGTATAATCATTCGACTATTGTACAGGAGTTTCCTTATACTTCATAGAAATATATTTAGAGGCTACTGCAGCACTCCCCACAATACCTAAATATGCCATCCAGATATCAGCCGTTGGGTTTGGGATCATAATAAATTTAATGGTGCCAGCCAAGTAGGCTATATTACACCATAGTTTAGAATGACTGACTTTACCATCTGCGGTGGAAATAACATCTGAAAAAATAGACATTATTTTTTACCAGAAATTAAAAAGTAGATAAAGGTTCCTGCACCTACAATTGCCATAAACCATCGAGCCGCGGCTCCGATCCATGCTAATGCTTTCAATGCACCCTTGGCATCTTTCCAAGCAGCTAGTAATTCAGAAGTGTCTTGCTTGATAGCTGAAAGGTCTTCTTTTAAACTATCAACCTCTTCTTTAAGTTGCTCTAATGAGGCCATTATTTTGTCTCATTTGCCAGACGTTCAGCGGCTTGAGCGATTGCTAAGGCGATGATTGGGTTTGGATGAGGTGCTTCTATTGCTTTAACAATAATAGGTGTTTCCACTTTAGCTACAATCGTTTCTATTTCAGCTACAACTTCTTTAATAAATGCCATGATATTTCCTTATTGTGGTTAAACTTTAATCCAGTTTTCAGTTGGTACTGTGGCTATTAGGCGGCCATATTCTACAGGGTTAATTATGTCAGTCATACCGCTTCATCCGCAGGAGTTGGCTCGTTGCCTTCGGATAGCCAACTGAATTATACATTATTTATTCCACTTTCTTGGCGTAATGTGTGTAGCAAGCATTAATCGTGTAAATCCACCATGCCCTTTCCAGCCTATATTAATACGAATAAACCATTTAGCTGTAAAAAACCATTGCGCCCTAAAGTTAAAGGCATTGCCCCAATCTGTATATTCCCAGTTGCTAACGCCTGTGTCCCACTTAGTGATAGAGCCACATACAGTAGGTGCATGAGTAGGCTCTACACCCATAGGGAATTGACCAAAGCCATAAGCAGGGTTTCTGACTAACCAAAACATTCTATAAAGATAAGGGCTAGTCGTAGTAAAGTAGCCACCATAATGACCTTCATCTAAAGGCGCATCAAAGGTCTGAAACCATCTTAAAGGTTTAATCAGCCAATCTCTATCATCTATCACAATCACAAATATAGGTAGAGCAAGGATAGGTGAAAGTAACCATGTAACTAAAGTTAAAATTACAGAGATTGGATAACAAATAAGCCAGCATAAATATTTCATGCTAATTGTTCTTTGGTTGGTTGTGGTAATTTATTTGTCCATATTTTAATATAATCCCCATTACCATCAGAATCATTTTGCAATATTATTGTACCAGTATCAGTTAAAAAATCATTAATAGTTAATGTTGGGTAAATAGCAATTATTTTTTCATATAGCATTATGCTGTCCTTATCATTGAACCTTGAAAATATGTGTTTACTAAAGTATTTGAAATTGATACTGATGAAGCCCCTACTGAACAATATATTTCTACATAATCAGTTGAGCCATTAAGGTAAACTAAAGCTGAACCAAATCCACCATTTATAGTAGTGTTATAACTATTTAAAAACCCTTTAAATGCAGTACCATTTTTATAAAGTAAAACTTGTAACCAAGTAGCTGTGTTAATTGTTACGCCACCATTAATTTGATAATATCCAGCAATAGTTGGTGTAAACCTACTAGAAGCAAACATACCGCCAGTAGTATCAAAATCATTAGAAGTAAATGTAATCTTAGTAGCTGTTAAAGATGAAGGTATCGTTTGTTGAACACTTTGATAATAACTAAAAGTTGGTTTAGATTGACTAACCCAAGCAGACCCATTACTTGTTAATACGTTTCCTGATGCACCTACTGCTGTTATGCCTGTACCACCATTAGCAATTGGTAAAGTACCTGTAACACCTGTAGTAAGCGGCAATCCTGTTAAGTTAGTTGCAACTCCTGATGTTGGTGTACCTAATAAAGGTGTCACTAATGTAGGGCTTGTTGCCAATACTACGTTACCACTACCTGTTGACGTTGTTACTCCTGTACCACCACCTGCAACTTGCAAGACCCCGGAGGCGTTGAATTGCGAACTTCCGATCGCTATATTACTTGCTTGTGTCATACTGTACTCCATGTATCAGTTGGCTGTATTGGCCAAGTTAAATTACCAGCCGTTGGGTTTACTGCTATACCACGAATTGTATTCCTGTAAGCTAAGAACTCTGCTTGGTTAGTAAGGTATGGCGAGTTGATAGGGTCAGCTACGTCAGCAATCGTTGTCCAGTCAGTAGCAGAAAGTAATCCTGAAGCTGTGGCTTTGTTGTCTGAGGCTGTTGGAATATATGGCTGTGGTGGAATAAAAACTCCGTCAACATAAGTCCATTCTGTTGTAACATCATCAGCACAATCAACCCAATATAAAGGTTGTGCTACTTCAAATTCTTGTACTGCCACCTCTGCAATACGGTTGTTTTCTTCAGGTGAGATTAGTGCTTTCATTATTTATCCTTAATATTCTACGACTACAACACCAGCAAATCCAGCACCGCCAGCGTTCCCACCGCCCGCTCCTGCTCCTCCTGTCCCTACCGTAACAGCAACTGTCCCCGCAGGTGTTAATCCTGTAACTATTGATATAGCACACCCTCCAGACCCACCACCACCCCCACCTGAAGCAGTAGATGAAGCGGCAGCACCGCCACCACCACCACCACCCCCGTATTGTGTACCCGCACTTCCACCAAGATTGCCTGTTGCTCCTTTGCCAGCTCCTCCAAAGACAGAACCACCCCCTGCACCCCCATTTGAAGATGACGATGATGCTCCTGGAGTTCCTGATACCCCTGTATTTCCTGATAGATTTAAAGTTCCAGAGGCTCCTAATCCACCTAATCCCCCGTTACCCGGAGTACCAGAGCCAGAAGCATTTCCTAATCCTCCAGCTCCACCCGTGGCTGATGCATACGCTGAAAATGAAGATGTAACCCCAGCACTTCCGGAGTTTGCTCCGTTATAACCCGCACCTCCGCCACCACCACCACCAACAACAGTTACTTTAACTTTAGTAATACCTGCTGGAACTGTAAAAGTACCTGATGCTGTAAAGACTTGCATATTAGAAAAACCACCACCACCACTAGCGTTAATGGTTTGATTAGGGAATGAGCCTGAAACTGTAATACCTGTACCAGCAACAATGGCTGGACTTGCCGTTCCTGTACCACCATTAGCAATTGGTAAAGTACCTACTACTGCAAGAACTTGGGCTGTTGATGCCGCTGTGAATGCTGATGTTCCATTACCAAAGGCAATACCTGATAGAGTAGCTACACCTGTACCACCGTTGGTTGCTGTTAATGCACCTGAGATGTTAGTGTTAGCAGTGCCAATTGCCAAGGCCCCGAAGGCCGGAGCCGCAGCGCCTGCTGAGATTAGTGCATTACCTGATGTACCTGCCGCTGTAACTGCATAGGCTGTACCAGTACCGTAAGCTGCCCCTCCTGCTGTTGCCGTGGCTGTTGAGTTCGTACCACCGTTGGCAATCGCCAAGGTACCTGCTAGAGTGATTGCTCCAGAAGATGCTGTTGCTGGGGTTAATCCTGTAGTGCCTCCATTGAATGTACTGACTGTTGCCGCGATAGCAATAACACTATACACAACACATTCAATAAGATCTCCAGTAATTGCGCCTGTTGCTAAAGTGACTGAAGTACCATTGGTAGCGGTATAGTCAGCATTAGCTAACTTAATACCATTGCGGTATACATCAATTGCACCAGCTACGTAGGAGATTGTAAATACTGTCTGACCTGATGTGGCAGTGAAGTCTGTTCTTGTTATGGTTGAAGCCCCACCCCCACCAATCGCACCCCAAACAGTACCATTGTAGCCCTCAAATGATCCAGTTGTTGTATTGAAGCGCAACATACCCTGAACACCCGTTGGCTCTTGAGCCGTGGTGCCTACAGGAACCGTGATTGCGCCTGTGCCAATGAAGATACCCGATGTGGCACTCTTGGTTGCAATGACCTGAACGACGCCAGAGTTGTCCTTATAGAACAACTTACCGTCTGTAATGTTAATCGCTAGTTCACCGTTGACCAAGTTCCCTGCTGTAGGGGCATTGGTTGTTGTTGCACTGTAATACAGCGATAGTGGGGTAAACCCTGATGCTGCCATAATATTTCCTTAATTAAAAAGTTCCGCCAGCTAATCCGCCGACAACACCAGACCCAATTGATACGACCCCTGTTGCTGAAATCAGCATCGAGTCTGTTGCACTACTATTTGTTACAAAATGAATTGCGTTTGCTGTTGCTGTACCTATTGCCAAGTCTGCTGTCTGTGAGTACAAATAGACGTAACCAGCCCCACCCAAGGACCCTGTTCCTGAGAACGCGGAACTATTCATCCCGAAGTCACCATAATAGGCGAGGCTTGTCCCGCTGTTATTACTGACAATAAAGTCAGTCGATGCCGATGCCCCAGTGCTAGTATTCTGTAATATTATCTGAGCGTAACTATTTACACTCGTATTAAACGAGGCGAATAGGTTAGTGTCAGAGTATGACATTGTACCAAAGCTATACGCCCCTGAAGTAGCCGCTGAAGTAATTGCACCCGTGGCGGCGTAGCTTGTTGCTGACGCCACACCTAACACAGGCGTCACTAAGGTTGGGCTTGTACTTAATACTGTATTACCTGTCCCTGTACTTGTTGTTACCCCAGTGCCCCCATTGGCTACTGCCAATGTGCCTGCCAAAGTTACTGCTCCAGATGTTGCTGTTGCCGGAGTTAATCCTGTAGTACCACCACTAAATGTTGTTACACCACTAGCAGACCCATTGATCGTTTGGTTTGGAAACGTACCCGTGATGGTAATGTTTGTTCCCGC